CGGGCCGGACACAAGGTTGTCTATTGGGCAAACGAGGAGCCTGCTGAGAAAATAAAACTGCGCCTCATCCAGTCGTTTTTCAACATCACTCGTAAGGAACTCGACGACAACCGTGCGAAGTATACGCCCCTCTACGAAAGGGACATCATGCCGTACCTCAAGGTAATGACTGCTGTAGGGATGGGCGTCGAAGAAGCGGACGCATACGCAAAACTGAATAAGCCGGACATCATGTTTATGGATCAGCTTGACAAGTTTCGCATATCCGGCGAGTACAACCGTGGTGACGAGCGGCTCAAGGAAACGTATGTCAACGCTCGTGAGATAGCCAAGCGAAACAAGATGCTGGTGTGGGCTGTCAGTCAGGCGTCAAACGACGGACATGATCGTCAATTTATTGACTATAACATGATGGACAACTCGAAGACCGGCAAGGCAGGTGAGGCTGACATCATCATTGGTATCGGCAAGACAGGGGCGAGTGATGTTGAGAACATCGTGCGTCACATCTGCATATCAAAGAACAAGATCAACGGATGGCACGGCCCCATAAATGCACAGATAGATGTTCAGCGTGGGGTGTACTACTGATGACTACGGATAGGTACAAGAAATACCGACGTAGGCATTGGATAAGTATGTACAAGATCAAGAAGGGATGCTCTGTGTGTGGCTACAATGAAAACCCCGTAGCCATGCACTTTGATCACAGAGACCCAAAGACTAAAAAGAAATCAATAGCGCACATGCTAGAGTATGCAATCAAAACGCTGATAGAGGAGATAAGAAAATGCGATGTTTTATGTGCAAACTGCCACTGCATCAAAACACACAAAGAACGTGTGTTGGACGGGAGCCGACATGAGCAACCACCAAAACGAAGAGATACTTGAAAACCTGTACGACGAGGAGTACGTTCGCGTACGTAAGCGTTGGCCTATGCTGTCAGAGGAACACACAGAGAAGTTTGCTGCATACTTTGCGCGGAAACGGTTTGAAGAGGAATCGGAATGAACGTCTTGACGTTTGATGTGGAGACAACCCACACGGGCAAGCCGAACGGTGGCACGACTGCGTTGCCCTACTTTGGCAACCGCCTCGTGTCGATAGGCTACAAGTGGCTGGGTGAGGACAATGTGTTCTACCACTGCTACTACCACGAGACTGAGCCGCCCACGCCCAATGCAATGCACAGTTTTCAGACTGCCCTATACTGCGCTGATGTGGTCTTGGGACAAAACATCAAGTTTGACCTTCAGTGGATTCGTGACTGTGGGTTCATATACAAAGGAGATATCTATGATACTATGGTTGCAGAGTATGTTCTATCGAAAGCGAGACGATGGCCTCTCGGACTTGCTGCTCTTGCAAAAAAGTATGACACGGTGCAAAAGGAGAAAGACCTTGTTAAACCGTATCTGGACGAGGGTAAGACGTTCTATGAAATACCGTGGGAGATCATAAGAGAGTATGGCATTGCTGATGTCATAAGCACAGAGCAGGTGGCTCTGAAACAACTGGATGCCTTTGGCACTACATTCGAGGAACTATACAATGACAAACAATTTACTGCCCACTCTGCGCCTGTCCTTTGAGATGGCTGACACGCTATCCCGTATCGAACGCAATGGCTTACGGATTAACCTAGACACACTCGAACAGATAGAGAAACAGTATCAGGACGAACTCGACGCACTCGAACTGCGCCTCAACGACATGGCGCGTGAGGCTATGGGTGACACACCTATCAGCCTGACCAGCCCTGACGACAGGTCTATGCTTCTCTATTCTCGCAAGGTAAAAGACAAGAAGATGTGGTCACAGATGTTCAACTTGGGTATGGAACAGCGTGGTGCCACAATGAAGCCCAAACAGCGCACTCGTATGTCGGGTAAGGACTTTCGCCTAGCTGTACGCAACAACACTGATGTCGTATATAGAACAATCGGTGAGCAGTGCCGTACCTGCGTCGGATTCGGAAAAGTCCGCCCTGTGCGTAAGGATGGCACACCAAGCAAGGCTCTGCGTATCTGCAAGACATGTGGCGGCAAGGGTGTCCTCTATCGTCCTACAAACGAAGTTGCAGGATTTAAGATGGTACCACGCAACGTGCGTGACGTGGCGGCTGCAGGGTTCAAGACTGACAAGGACACACTAGCTGAACGCGAACTGGAACTGTCTGGTCCGGCCCGTGAGTTTGCATCTGCGTATGTGCGATACAATGCACTGCGTATGTACTTGGGCACCTTTGTAGAAGGAATGAAAAACAATGTCGATGACTACGGAATCATACATCCGGAATTTATGCAGTGTGTTACGGCGACGGGTCGCCTTTCGTCTCGTAACCCGAACTTTCAGAATATGCCACGTGGTAATACCTTCGAAATACGCAAGGTTGTCGAGAGCCGCTTTGAGAACGGCAAGATCATTGAGGGCGACTACTCGCAACTCGAATTCAGAGTCGCAGGATTTCTAGCCCAAGATGAGCAGGCGTACGTGGATGTAAGAGACGGCACAGATGTTCACAGCTATACTGCGGGTGTGATAGGGTGTTCACGACAGGAAGCGAAGGCTCACACGTTCAAGCCACTCTACGGCGGAACCACGGGCACAGAGGCCCAACAACGCTACTACAGAGCCTTTAAGGAAAAGTACGGGGGAGTGTCCACGTGGCACGAAGACCTGCAGCGAGAGGCCGTTGAAAAGCGAGTGGTGACCCTTCCGTCTGGCAGACAGTATGCTTTTCCGGATGCGCGGTGGACAAAGTACGGTACGGCGACACACCGGACAAACATATGCAACTATCCGGTGCAGGGATTTGCAACCGCAGACCTCTTGCCTGCTGCTCTCGTTCGCCTCGACAGCCTATTCATAAAAAACAAATTGCAGTCTGTGATATGCAACACAGTCCACGACTCTATCGTAATCGACTGCCATCCGGATGAAAAAATCATCTGTGTCAAGTTGATGCGTGAGGCTATGCTATCACTGCCTGAAGAGACATTGCGACGATACAGAGTAGAGTATGACATGCCTGTCGAAATAGAGATAAAAATGGGCGATAACTGGCTTGACTTACACGTCGTAGAGTAGTAATATCTATCTACCAACCCCATAACGTAAAGGAGATCGAAGGATCATGTTAGGGACAGAACTAATGGAAATGGAGAATGACCTTGATAACATCGTAGCGGCTGTGTCGAGCGATAATGTCGAGGAGATGATGAAACTCACTGGACAGGGTGGCGGCACCACTGAGAAGGTCGGGCTTCCTCGTCTGAATATCAACTACGATCAGGAGACGGACGACGGTCAGAGCCTCACACGGGGCGACTGGAAGATGTTCCTCAATGGTCAGTACATCTTTGCGAAAGAAGTGAAGCTTCGAGCGTTGCTGCGTACCTACGAGTATTCAATGTGGGACTCTGAGGCAAACGAGGGCAAGGGTGGCTTCTCATGCAAGTCAGTGCAGAAGACCTCGTTTGGTGGCGGCTTCCCCGACACTCAAGGGGGTAACAAGTGTGGTCGCCTCACTCGTGAGGAAGAGGATGCACTCGACAAGGATGACGTGCGTTACCTGACTTCTCGTGCCGTCGTGTGCAATCAGGTGCTTTATGGACGCATCAGTGGTACTTTCCACTCTGCGGATGGCACGCCTGTCGAGGTGAGCGAGGAGCCTGTGATCGCATACTTCAAGCGGTCAGGGTTCAAGCCTATCGCAGACTTCATTCAAGGCTTGACCAAGCAAAGCAAGCTGATGGCGCAGACAAACATCTTGCTGCGTACGAACCGTCAGAAGAAGGGCAGCGTCACCTACTGGACGCCTATGCCTACGTTCGATAGCACAGTGGCTATTTCGGACGACGATAAGGAACTGTTGGGGACTTTCGCAGAAACTGTAAAGGGCCACAACGAAAACGTAATGAATGGACACAGGGAAGCATCTAAGCTGATGTCAGACGATAGCGATATCGATCTGGCTGCGGATTTCAAAGATGCTGACGCTGCTTAACATTCAAGACTACATGTCTAAGGCTCTGCGGGGGGAGACTAGTGTTTCCCCCGCAGGCATTTCTGAATTCGTTAAAGAAACACAACACTCCGTAGAAAGACAACTTACCGAAAAGCGTGGCGAATACCGCATACGCATGTCCGGCTTGGGCCGCCCCCTCTGCCAGCAAGTCCTAGAAAAGCACGGCATCAGGGAATCGATGCAGTACAATACGCTGTTTCGTTTCTTGTTTGGCGACATCACAGAGGCTATCCTCATGCTTGTCATGCGGGAGGCAGGTGTGGACATAGTGGATGCCCAGCGAGAGGTCGAACTGAAGCTGGGTGATCATACAATCAGGGGCACACTCGACGTAATCATACGGGACGAAACAGGCACAGAGAAGGTCTGGGATATCAAGTCGGCAAGCGACTGGGCGTTCAAGAACAAGTTCACTGGGTTCGGTGGATACGACGGCCTCAAGGAAGACGATCCCTTTGGGTACGTCATGCAGGGCTATTTGTATTCTGCAGCTACAGGTATGCCGTTTGGTGGCTGGATCGTAGTCAACAAGTCGAGCGGCGAGGTGGCTATGGTTGAAGCCCCTGAGTGGCAGGATGAAGACCGTGCCAAATATTTGGCGGATGCTGTAGAACGTGTCAAATTCTTGACGAATCCAGATGTCAAGGAATTCAAGCCGTATCCTGATGAGTTTGAAACGTATCGGCGCAGGGGTGAGACTCTGCGTACCGGCAACAAGGTTTTGTCGAAGGAGTGTAACCTCTGTGGGTTTCGGCATTACTGCTGGCCGAAAGCAGAACTGCATCCTCGTGTGACATCACAGGCGAAGTCACCACCACAAGTGTGGTACACAAGGCTGAAGACAAAGGAACTGTGACATGCCGTATCTCTTCGTAAGAGACTACGAAGTGGAACTGATGGAGATGAATAAAGACCTCCACCATATCTACGTAGAGTCTCACGGTGGTAGTGGCGGTGAGCGTAAGCTTGTTCGTTTGCGTTTGAACGAGCGAAGCTTGCCACTCACGCTGCGCGACAATTACAGCGAACTGG